CTACCCCTTCGGCTGCTGTTCGAACAGTTCGACGGCGGCCGCCAACGACGACCGAGAACCGACCAGCCGGCTGACATCGCCGCGGCTGAGCCACAGCTCATGCTGGTAGCCGCCGTTGACCCATACCCTGCAGATCGTCCAGCCCGGCGGCCCCTGCCAGTAGTAATCGTCGACCTGCCGCCACTCGGATTCGCTCATCATCGCCACCCCGGAAATGTAACTACACCCCGAATCTGGCACCGATTTTAGGCGCGTCTATACTGTATGTCCATACAGTTGTATTGCGTTGCCATGCCCCTGCGTCCTGCCCTAACCATCGGCGAACTGAGAGCCATCCAGGAAGCCAACCGAGGAAACCCGGTCGTCGTGCGATTGCTGTGGGAGATCCGCCGGCTGCATCGGGTGCTGGAGTCGTTCGACCTTCACCTTGGCTACGTCAATCACGCGCCCGAAGATCTCAGCTACCGGGGGACGCTGGCACATAACAGCTGCATGCTGGTGCTGAACGAAGAGCCGGCCGTGCGCTGGGCCAGGGTGATGGCGGAAAAGGAACGGCGGAAGTATCCCGGTGCGGACGGATTCAAGGCCCACTTCAAGGAGTACGGGACGTTCGTCGGGCCGCCCGAGCCGATCAAGGTGCCGAAGAGGAAGGCCAGGAAGCGGTAGGCAGGTCAGCGGCGCCGCTTCCAGCCGCAGCGCTTGGCGCCGGTTTCGTTGTGGGCCAGGATGGCCTTCGCTGTCCCTTCAGTCAGCACGTCCAGCTGGCTGATGTAGATCGGCCGGGCCCAACTGCAGGACGTATCGACCGTTACCAGTTCGGGCCGATCATTCGCGCGACCAATCGTCCCGCAGGCGCCGACCAGCGTCGCCACCAGGGCGGCCAGCAATGTCATTTTCCACATGGGTTCTCTCCTGACCGGCCTGGATGGTTTCGTCCCGGGCAGCGACATCACGGCGAGCGCTGTTCGCTTCGGCCTGGGCCTCGGCATGCTCCCGTCCTTCGCGCCGGCCGCGAAAGAACGCCACGCCCACGGCCGCCAGGACGCCCAGCGCGGCAAAGGCCCAGCCTTGAGCCTTGCCCCACACCTTGGCCAGAAACAGGCCGATGGCGGCAATCATTGGACTGCCTTGGCACGCTTGCGCTGGTGCCACAGTGCGATGCCGGCGGCGGCCACCGCGGCAACCGTCAGCAGCACGACGACAACGCGCAGCCAAGTCGGTAGACCGGCCGTGGCGGTCGACATGCCCTGCACCTGGGTCACAGCCGGGCCAAGTTGCGCCACGACCTCGGTTACCGCGGCCGCGCCGCCGGCCGCCACCGCCGCGCCCGTGGCCGCGCCCTCGACGGTGGCCAGGGGCGGCTTGTTTCGCACGACACCGGCCAGACTCAGCCCTTCGTCGATGGTGGTGGCGTCATACCAGGTGTTGAGAGTCGACTTCGGTCCGGGCCCGTTCTCGTGACGGATGATGGCCTCGACCACGGGGCGAAGGATGTTGTAGTCGTGAAAGTCGATAACCTGATTGGTGGCGACCCCTACCGCCCGGGAAACCGACACCTGATATGCCAGCGTGTTGTTCTCGCTGGGCGGCGCCCATCGGGCGATGGCGTCCTCAACCGTCTGGATCTGGTATTTGTCCTGGTAGGTGATCAGCGTGCGCGCCAGCGCGCGGATTCCCCAGGCCGGCGCCTTGAACACGGCGAAGCGGGTGTCCTTGCGACGGCCATCCGGAGCCAACCCCTGCCACGGGTCGCCCCATTCCAGATTGCCAGGGTTGTTGTTGCGGATGCCCCGCGGCTTTTGCTTGCTCATTTCTTCGTCCAGTCAGAGAGGTTTCGGGGCGAATCACCCAGGCGCCAGATGATCTGATCGACCTTCTGGCTGACATCCTTTACGTCATCGCGCAGCTCGGTACGGATCGCCGAAATCTCACGCGCGGTGGAAGCCGTCTGGGCCGCCTGCACCTGCTTCACATCGTTCGCAGCGTTCAGCGCCTGATCGGCTTTCGCATCGACCCTGGCGAGCCACATCGAGCCAGTCATCAGGGTAATTACCAACCCAGTCATCATCGGGATGTTGATCGTCAGATCGAACTTGATCCCGGAAGGCTTGGGCGGCTGTTGGTCGTCTCGCATATCTGGCCTCGCTCTGGTGTTACGCAGGGACCAACGTATGGCTCCCAAGGCGCTTGAATGGCATCGCCTCGGCCAGCAATTGGTTGCGGACAGCACCGATCGCTGCCTCGCCAACTCCTATGATCCGTTTCAGCACGCCATTCCCCTATGGATCGCCACCGATCCGTACCCATCGCTACCCATCGATATCCAACTGGAAGAAATCCACGATGATGGTGTCAGAGGCATTCGCGAGCGTTCCTTGCAACGAAAGTGCGATGTTGCCCCCGACTCCCATGTCGACCGACGTCGAAGACCCTCCGTGAATAGTCTGCTGGCCAGAGATCGACAGACGCGCGAGACTTCGCTGCACCGAACGATTCGTGAAGTAGATGTCAATTTCAAGCTCGAACCTCCCCGCGACCGCCGGCGAATCGATCCCAGAAACCAACGTCTCGCCCAGGAGTACTCGAATGTTCTTGATGCCTCCTGTGCCCAGCAGGTTTCCACGGACCAACATCCGAATGTGCTTGCCGAGGTAGGTGCTACCAGCAAGAGCCAGATAATCCCCCGCAATCAGGATCTGCGACTTCAGGGTGGTGGGCGTCGTGGTGCCGGTCAATGTGACGCCAGCCAGGTCGCGAGTGATGATGGCCGTCGTGTTGGCGTAGGGGAACTGGCCAAGGTCATCCGCGAAGTTATGCAGGCGGGTGTTCATCCCGTTCGCGTCGGGGGTGCCCTCGTTGAAGGTACATGGCGCGGTGCCAGTGCGAGGGGCCAGAACATTCGCTCCCCTGGACCGAATCGCGACCACGTTCCGCTTGAAATCCGAACCGCCGCAGTTCACTCGAGCGTTCACCTGAGCGTCGATGGCGAACATGTTGTCCTCGAACGTCGCCCAGTCGCAATGGCCGCTGGAAGATTCGCGCGCCGAGAGTCCAACCTCGTTGCTGCGGATGATCGGTCCATGCGCCAAGGTGCCGGCATTCTGCAGCCCAATGGAGTGATAGCAACCGAAAAGAGATCGAATGCCCTCCTTGCACCGCTCAATGATGCCACCCTTCACATTGAGGACACAGAGCCCATTACCTACGACCCCCAACGTGCAATCATCCACGTGCACGTTCTCAGTGAACAGCTGGCCACCATCACGCGTGCCTACGCCAAAAGCGGAGGCGTTTGACTTGAAACGCATAAACTTGATGTCACGCAACAGGACTCGCGTCTCCGGGAATAGCCATCCGCTTGCCGCGCTGACCGGCGGGGCGACGATCGCGGTGGGGACATTCGGATGGCCAACCGTGGGCCCTTGAATCGTCACCACGTTCTCGACGGTCAGATCCTCCAGCTCGATGCCGAAGTCATAGTTGGAACTGGGGGCCAACTGCAGAACCCAATGGCCGCCCAATACCGGGCCCCAGTTTTTCAGGGCGGCAAATGCGCTGGCCATGGTCTTGATCGGGTTGGCCGGATCCAGACCGTCCAAGCCGGCAGCCGTGGCCGCTGGATCAACGTGCAGCGTGTTCACGTCGCCACCCCTTGCGCCAACGTAGAACAGATGCGCGCCGCGTTTGATCATCGCGCGGCCGGTGTGGCGGACTTCATGGAATCCTGGGATGTTGGCTGTGCTGACATAGGTGCCAGATCCGATCGGCCAATACAGATCTGCGCCGCGGGACTTCGCCACGGAAACTGCCAGCTCGATCCCTTCCTGATTGCTGGTCACCCCATCCACCGGCGTATCAACCCAGTCCAGAACGCTCACGACGTCACGCATCTTGTCTTGAAACGTCCGGATGCGCGCGCCAATTCCGAACTGCTGAAAAGCGCCCGTGCCGGCGCCAGGGGATACCGCCGCCGCCAGCCACTCGGCATATTGACGAACCGCATCATCGAGGGCCTGCGCTAGCCGTCGATTTACTGCATCCCCGTCAGCCTCGGCGTCTGCGAGGTCTTGAATGCGGTTCTCATTGGCCCGATACGAGCCACTTCCATCGATATCGTACAAGCCGAGCTGAAGTGCCCGGCGAGAATTGCCGAGCCCTGCTTGAATGGCGAGCCATAGGCGGTCTAAGTCGAAATTTACCGTCTTAGCAAAGAGATCTCCGTTATCCTGGTAATCCTCGTCGCGCTCAGGAATGACGGCAAGCTCCATCAAAATCGGCGCCCCGTTGGCCGGCGCCACGTTGAACGTTACCGTTCCACCCTGCAATTCGCCCAGGCCGCTGACCACATACTGTGAAGGGTCGACCACCGCTTCGTCGACGGAAACACGGAGATCGAAGGGCTTCAGGCAAAGGAAGTCGAACGAAAACGCCGTCGTCACGCCGTTGCCGGTCGCTTCGGTTCGGGGGTTTGGCTGGTTGGGGACGGTCACGGTTGGCACCTCGGCGCGCACGCCGGGCCAACCGGCGGCTAAGTTTCGAGGGCTACCTCGTGAACACCCCCGCTTGGGCGCCAATCTTCCCGCCCAGGCGCGGTCGGAATCCCGACTTTTTCCCGCACCATCCGGCCAATCCGGACTGGGGCCTGCAGGATGGCGCCGGCGCCGCTGTCCAGGTAGTCATCGGGCTGGTTCGTGATGCTGGGGTCCCATTCCTTCATCTGGTCCCACATCGGGCCGTTGAGCACGTCCACATGGGCCCAGAGGACGCCCGACTTTAGGGAAGGCTCCAGCCCATCCAGGATTCGGGCGTTCTTGTTGCCGGTGACCTGGACGTCGGTAACGCCGCACCGCAGCCCCTCCTGTTTCAGGGCCTGGCGCAGGAGCTGCGGCACGAAGGCCCCATTGCCGTTGGTTTCGACATAGACGTTGGGGATGTTGAAGCGCTCGATCAGGGCGCAGGCCTGCATGACCTGGCCGCCGATGATTTTGGCGTTCCGGGCGTCCGAGAACTCGGCGAAATCCCCCGTCAACCCTTCGCAGACGTGCCAGTACTGATTGCCCGCGGCGTCGTCCAGGATCAGCGAGAAGGCCGATGCATCGCTGGTCACCTTCCCCAGCGAGCAATCCCAGTAGGCCCTGGCGCTCACGATCTGGACGGTGCCCAGCATCATGCGCACGGCGCGGTTGGCTCGTTCGACGCGCGGGTGAAGGTCATAGGGGCGGATGCGCTCGGGGTCCATACGCGACTCCTTGATGGGTTTGGCTTGCAGCTGGTACTGCGAATCCCAGTAGTTCAGGGTCCGGGTCTTCTGCCGACGCAGTTCGATCTCCTGTCGGTTGAAGCGTTCCGGCCAGGCACAGCGCCCGTAGATGTGCAGCACTGACCGCGGCGGCGCGGCGAACACCACGCAACCGCCCTCGTATCGGAAATCTCGACCTTCGACCAGCAGCCGTGCGTGCTTGTGGATACCCACCAGGACATACAGGCCGTCGGACGCCGGCGTGAACGGCACGCGGTAGGACGTCGCCCTGTCCGTGTCCTCGTATCGGACGGAATCCTCGAACAAGGGGATAGTCAGCGACGCCGCGCCGGCGGCGATCATTTCCGGATAGATCGAGTCGTGGGTATGCGGCGTGCCAATGTAGGTTTCCTGGCCGCCCGGCACCAGGATGAAGGTGGCCTCCTGGATCTTGGCCCGCAAGTTCTCGCGCGCCTCCGGGGTGCGGATGTTCTTCGGCACCTCGACGTCGTCGTAATCGATGTCACGTGCCCGCGCGCTGGTGACGTTCTGATTCACGCCCACGGCCGTCATGCTAGCGTTTCGTGGGTCGGTGGCACCAGACACCCAGAACATCTGCGATCCGGGCTTCGTGGGCAGCATGCCGCCGCACAGGGGGTGCCGGCGCAGTACGTTGATGGTGTCCCGCGTCAGCTTCTTGGCCAGCGGCCCATCGGCAGCCCAAATCAGGGACACCCAGGTTCCATCACAGTAGAGCTGCCAGGCCTTGTATACGGCGTAGATGGTCGACTTGGCCGCCCCGCGGAACACCTGCAGGACTCGTACAGGCGCGTCGCAATGTTCCAGCCAGTGGCATACCCGCACATGCAAGTCGGGCACGGTCCATCCCTGGACCTTCGCCCACATCAGGAAAAAGGCCAGGAACGAGATCTTCTTCTTCATCGAGCGGTGCCGGCTGCCTTCTGGACCCGTGCCAGCAGGCGATCCGCTTCCTTCTCGGCGTGGCGGATATCGGCGTCCAGGCCACCTTCGCTGTCCTCGGTCTCAGGCGTGACCTCCGCGCCGCCGCCGAGCCCGGCAGTCTGGCGCCGCATCAGGTCGAACAAATTGTTGTTCTTCATGATGAGCGTCAGCGTGGCGGCCGCGTTCTTCTTGCACCAGTAGCGGTCCCCCCGGGTCTGCTGGTCCATCTGTCCCGGCGACAGACCGGCACCGGGCCAGTGTTCGGGGTCGATCTCGATCAGCAGCGCATCGGTCAGCTTCTCGGACAAGGCCATCAGGCGCTCGTATTGGTCTTGGCGCATCATTCGCTCCAGAGTCGGGAAAGATCCGGCCCACGCTCGGGCAACCCTGGTCCCAGTTGCCACCAGTAGTCCTGGTCGTGCTGGCGCGCTGCGCGCCGCTCGACGCGGGACAAGTAGCCCGGGCTCAGGTTCTCCTGCAATGCGTGGAAGAAGGTGTGATCGATCGCGCCGGACAGCCACCAGAGGTTCTGGTATGGAACCGTGCTGCGGACGGTGCGCGCGGCGCCGGCGCCAAGGTTCAGCTCGTCGCCGCTCGCAGCACGCCAGGCGTTCTCGGACACCAGGCCGACGATGTCGCCGATGGTGCCCGCGGTGGGGCCCGCCACGTTGCTCATCAGGTTGGCAGCGAACCCGCCCGGGGTTTCGCGCGGGTCCTGGAACAGCAGGTCCCCGACGATAGACAGGCCGCCACCCTGCAGCATCGCCTCGGTCCAGAACCGGCCGGAGTTCACCGGCACCGGATCCCGTCCGCTCAACATTTCCTTGATCTGGAACGCGACGCCGCCGGCGATGGTCGTGCCCAGCATGACCGAGGTGGCGTATGCCAAGCGATTGGCCACCGCCGGCGCGCCATCCACACCGCGTGGAGCGTCCAGCATCCGGCGGAAATGCCGCGAGATCATGGCAATCGGGAAGCTCTTGAACTGCATCACGGAGCGCGCCAACTCGCCGCTGACGGTGCCGGCCTGCTGTCCGCCCCAGGTCTGCGCCGCGCGCGCCGCCAGATCGGGGTTGATCACAGCGTATTCCGACTCGTCACGGATCAGGCCCAGCACCTTCGACACCAGCTGCTCCGCGTTGACCGCGCCGGTCTGCATGATCGCCTCGGGCGTCAGGTACTTCTGGCCTCGGTACTCGGTTGGCTGGGCCATGGTGATGATGTCCCAGTCGTCCTTCGTGATGCCCTTGCGGCCCAGGTGGGAACGGTCCCATTCGGTGAGGGAGTCCCAGGACTTGCCGGCCATCTTGCCGAGACCGCCCATCATGGTCATCTGGAAGGCGCGCCGCATGCTATCGGTCCAGGCGTTCATGAACGAGAGCTTCATGACGCTGTTGGCGACCTTGCCGGACCAGTTGTTACGGATGTGATCGCCCGAGAATCGGTTCAGGTCGGACACCAGGGATTCGGCGATGAGCCCGTGGGCCGTCAGGAAGTCGCGCGTGTCGCCGTCGAACTGGGCGCCGATGTTCTTCAGCGCCTGCCAGTACGGCAGCTTGTTGTAGCCCACGGTGACAAAATAGGTCGGCAGGTCGGAAATGGACGCCCACACCGCACGACCGAGCTTGGAGGCCACATTGATGTTGCGGATGTCGGCGGCCACGCGCGCTAGGCTGGGGTTCTGGACCGCGCCGGACTTGCCGGACAGCACGTTCCAGTAGGACTGGGGAACGTCCACCACGCGCCGGTCCTTGCCGTCGGCCTGCTTGGCCAAGTCATCCTGGACGCGGAATTGGTGCTCCGGATTGGGCCCGTACCGCTCCACCAGCCCGATATCCCGGGCCAGGCCCGAGATGTGGCTGGTCATCGAGTCGTACATGCTGCCGGCGCCGAACTCGCTCATGTACTCGACATAAGCCTGCCCGTCTTTCCAGTGCAACTGGCGGGCGTCGCTCCCGCGGTTGGCGCGCGCGCCGCTGCCGCGATTCTGCCCCGGCTCGAGCTTGTTCAGGCCGCCGGATGCCAGGGTGTTCCACACCGCGCCCAGGAAGTCGGTCAGCTCGGCGTCATCCATCTGGCGCCCGTCCGGCTGCACGTAGCGCGTGCGATCCAGCCGAGGCAGCGTCTTTGCGACCCAGGCGTCCTTCCCCGCCGCCAGGATGCGGCCCTGGTCGCTTGCCTGGGGCAGGTATCCGTATTCCAGCCGGCCGATATCGCCGCCGGCGTTGTTGAACCGCTGGCGCATGGTCTCGATGGTCGTGCCCCACGCCTTGGCCGCTTGGACCGCCAGCTTGTTGCCGGTGCCCCCCTCGCCGCGCGCGAAGATCTCCACGGCCAGATCGCGGGTCATCTTCGGGTTCTCGACGTCGAACAGGAACTGCAGGGCGCGCCGGCCGGCCGATAGACCATCGCTGGACAGGGCCGCGTCGAACAGCTCGCGCAGCTGCGGCCAGTACTGGTCCTTGATTCCCTTGATGTAGGCGTCGGTTTGCTCCAAATGCCGCGTCAGCGCGCCGGCGCGACTCGAACCGTAGGCCTCCTGGAGCGCGCGCACTTCCTGCCCTACGTCGGCAGTCTTGACCAGTTGCAGCTGCTTGCGCTCAAGCGCCAGGCGATTCTCGGCCTTGGCATCCTCGATGGCACGTTGGGCGGCGGCCAGGGTGCGCTGGGCCGGCGTCATGGACAGCCACGCGGCGCGGTCCTGACGCGCCAGCATCTTGGCCGTGCCGTTGATGCGCTCGTCGATGGCACGGATCTCCGACTGGCTCAGGGTGCGGCCGGCGGCGGCATTCACAGCGGTAATGCACTTGGGGAGCATGTCACGTCCTTACAGGGCGCTCACGGCGCAGTTGGCGGCCACGGCCAGTAGATCGGCGTCAGCGTCGGCGCGGGCCAGTTCGTCATTCAGCCGGCGCAGGGCCTCGGTCACAGGGATTTCCTCCGTATCCCCTTCGAGGCGTACCAGGGCGTCCGGCTGATTGGCCTCCAGCTCGGCGATCCGGGCGGCAACGTGCGCTTGGCTTGTGGCTTGGGCGGTGCCGGGCTGAAGCTTCGCCGGCGGCACCAGCGGGTCGATGTCGGCGCGCGCCGCGGCGGGCGTCACGGCAACGGGCCCGGCTTCCGGCGGCACGCGAGCCGCCGGCGTGCCGCCTTCCGACGGCCGGCTGGCTGCTGCTCGACCGCCTGGCATCGGCTGCCGACCACCAATGCCCGCCTCTCTCAGCGCGGCGGTCAACGGCGCCAACTCAGTGGCCGGGGCATCGATGGCGGCCCTGTCGGCCTTCATGCGCTCGATCTGGGCGTCCAGGACGGCGAGCGCGCGGCGGGCGTCGACGGCATCCGCGTTGGCGTCGATCTGCTCCTCCAGCGCCGCGATGCGCGCTTCCGCCTCTCCAGCCTGGTCGGCCGCCTCCTGGCGCGCCCTCGCCAACGCCTGCTTGTAGCTGGTGCGCGGCGTGCTGGCTTGAATCTCCTTGGCCCGGGCCTGGATGGCAGCCTGGTCCTGCGCGCGGGCGCGAGTCGGCGTCAACTGGTCGATCTCGGCGCGCATGGCCCGGATAGCGCCGGGCTCGGCAACCATGCCAGCCTGGGGCAGCAATTCGGCGCGCGATGTCTCGGCACGCTCGATCAGGCGATCCAGGGCGCGCGCGGCGTAGGCGGCCCGCATCGGGAACCGCTCCGGGATCGATACGGGCAGGCCGTCGGCGAGCTGGCCTGAGGCCCGCATGACCGACATCAGGGCGTCATTGGCAGCGCGCACGTCGGCCGGATCGGCCAGGTTCCACGAGTCGACCACCTCGCGCACGGCCTGCACGCGGGCGGCGTCTTCGACCTCGAGGTCAGCCCGGGTAGCCATCGCCGGCTGGTCTGAGCCGGCCGGCGCGGCCTCTGCCCGGCCGGCTGCGCGCGTGCGCGCCCGTAGCGCCAGGCCGCCGAACGCCGCCGGCGCCAGGAACGACACGGCCAGGCCCACCGGGTCGAACGGGTCGTACTGGTCGGCCAGCTTGCCGTAATCAGCGCGGTTAAGGATGTCCCGCGTCATCTGCTGCTGGGCGATGAACAGGCCTGGTCCGCCGCCGGCCGCCAACCCCAGCGTGCCGGCAACCGTCCGGCCGGCAACTGGCAGGCCCACCCCTACCCCGGTTGCCAGCGCCGTGATGGCGCCGGCCTGCGTGCGAGTGGCGAAATCTACACCTTGCTGGCGCAGCTCATCAGCCGCGGCCGCACCTTCATCCACGCCGGTCAGCGCCGCGGCGGTAATCGGGTTCCCTGTAGCCACTGAGTAGCCCACCGCCTTGGTCACGGTCTTGGTCAGGCCAAATACGATGTTCTCGGCCGTACTGGCGGTTTTCTGGTCGGGTCCAAGCCAGCGCGCCGCGTCCCTCAAGCGGTCCCCGGCCTCGCTGCTGAAAGACTCCCCGGTCTCCACCTGTTGCCGTGCGGCCGCCGCGCCCTGCTGGCGCCACTCGCGCTGCTCTTCAGTTTCGGCAAACGGCAGGACACCCGTGGTCCCGTAGGCCGCGCTGACGCTGCCGAACGCGCCTACCATGTCCGACCAGAAGCCCGCGGCTTCGGTCGCACCAGCGGCCACGCCAGTGAAAGGCGCTTTCGTCAGGCCCCACAGACTGAACCCCGACTCTTCGGCCGGGGCGATAGGTGCCAGCGTGGCGCGGTTGCGCAGGGCGGTGTCGATGCCCTCCTGGAAAGCGTCATCGAGCGCCATTGCCCACCTCCACGATGATCGGCTGGCCAGCCTGATTCAGCACCAGCCCGGTCCCGGCCGAAACTGTGTAGCGGCCCTGTCCAGCATGCCGAAGCACCGCGTCTGGCAACCCCTCGACGAACTCGGCCAGCGGCACGGCCACCCCGCGCACGTACACATTGCCGTCCGGCGCCTGCGTGGCCAGCGCATCCGGGGTGATGTCGACCAGCCCGCGCTCGAACTGGCTTTCGGTCATGCCCTGGGGCAGCGGGATACGTCCGCCGTTGAAGTCGATGATGCCGCCGGACACCGCGTCGACCGCCTTCTTGACGCTTCGGCCCTCGCGCCGGACCTCGGCATCCGCCCGAGCGAGCACCGCGGCGTCGATAATGGCATCCTCCATTTCTGGGGTCGCGTAGGTCCCCCGCACTTCCTCGGCGATCTCCGCGCGCCAGCGCGACACATCCGCCTCCGGCACCCGCTTATCGTCGATGGCCTGCCGCCCACGTAGCAGCCGCTCGGACACCAGGCCGCCGGCCGGCAATTGCTGGTTGCCGTAGGCAGCGGCCAGCGCCAGGGTGCGGTCCTTCGCATCCAATTGGGCAGCGATGGCGCCCATGGTGCGCGCGCCTACGGCCTCCGACAGGGTGGCCAGGGTCGTCGCCTTTTGGTCTGCCGGCAGTGCCTGTAGGAGCGTCGCCACCTGGCCTGCTTCGTCCGGAGTGAGGGGAGAAACCGGCCGGCCCGTCACGACCGCGACCTGCTGCGCCTGCTCCAGGCGCTGGGAAATGCCGCCAGCCAGGCCCTGAACGCCGCCGGAAAGATCCAGCGGAGCCAACTCGTTCAGCACCCCACGCTCGACTGCCGCACGCAGCGGATCGGCCTTGTAGTCCCGCTCGGATGCCTCGTAGGACTTGGCCAGCTTGTCCCGCATCTCCTGGCGCGTCGGCGTCCAGCCCAGCGTATTCCCGTCGGCCTCGATCTGGTCGAGCGCCGCGCGCTGGTTGGCCAGAGGCTGCATGGCGAAGGCCGTGCCCGCCGGCGCTTGCTCGACCGCCGACTTGAAGGCGGCCTCGTAGGGTGTGCCCATCACCTGCTGGGCGGCGCTGGCCACCCACTGCGGATCCAGCCGCTTACCTTCGGTCGCCAGGTTGAAGGCTTGCGTGTAGACGGCCGCCGCCTGCCGGTCACGGCGTGCCGCGGCGATCTCCGCGCGCTGGGCCTGCGCGACCGCCCGTTGCTCCAGCGCCGTCTTGTAACCGGCCGTGGTGTTCAGGAGCACCGCGCGCCGTTGCGGATCCAGCGCGCTGAACTCGTCCGAAGTCAGCCGCTTCTCTACCTCGTTCAGCGCCGCCATGCTGTTGCGGGCGCCATTCACCAGCGAATAGGCCTGGGTGGCGTAGGACTTTTCACGGAAGGCGTTGATGCTGGTCTCGATCTGCGCCGGCGTCCACCCGGCCTGCGGGCCCATGGTGCGCACGGCCTGATCGAACCAGGCCGACGCCAGTTTCGGGTCTGGCTCGCGCTCGAGCTGAATGCCCAGCGCGGTCAGCTCCCCGCCGATGTTCTGCTGCACACGCTTGGTTGCCATGTCCCGCACACGGCCAGCCAGGCCTGTCGCGGACCGGCCGAGCTGTGCCGCCACGATGTCGCGCTGCAGCGGGCCGACCTGGCCAAGCCGCGCGCTGACCAGCTCGCGCGAACGTTCGGCCCAGGTCTGCTCCGCCTTGGTCGGGTCGAGCTCGCCGGCCTCCAGCTTCCGGCCGATTTCATCTTGCAGGCCGGCCAGCTCGCTTTCGGCTTCGGCCATGAATCGCAATGTCTGCGCCTTGCGGTGCGAGTCGAGCAGATCCTGGCCGATGCCGCCGATCTGCTGACCGGCTTGCTGCATCGCGGCGCCCTCGCCCGTGATGACCGAGCCGGCGGGAATATTGGCGGCCTGTTGCGGGCTAGCGACCCGATTGCCGAAATTGCCAGTCGGAATTCTCATGCCACCCTCCCCCAGGAGCCAGACAGGCCCGCGAAGCTGTTCAGCGCGGTGCCGGTGGGCGCGCCCGTGCTCCCGGCCCGCCACATGCCATAGTTGGCCGCGCTGCTCAGCAGAGAGGTGCCGGCCTGCATATAGCCGGCCTGCTGAGCGTTGCGGCCGGCGCGACGCGTCGCGCGCGCTTCCTGGTCCAGTGTGCGGCCGCGGCGCTCGCCCGTGAGGATCTCCATGTAGGCATCCGTCTCGGCATCGAGCCCGATCTGCTCGTTCACGCGAACCGGCGTGCCGGTGCCGACCGATACGCCTGAGGCGGCGAATGCCGCATCAGCGGCCGACTGCTGGCGCCTTCCGGCGCGCCGAATGCGCTCAGCCTGGGCAACCGCCGCATCGCGCTCCTGGGCGGCCTGCAGGTCCAGTTGCGCCGCCTGCTGGTTCGCCAGCTCCCGCTGCTGGTTCCCCTGCTGAACGGCGCCGGCCGCCTGCATCACGCTGCCCGCCGCCAAGGCAGTCAGGGCGATTGTTTCAATTCCCATGGTCAAGCTCCAGTCCAATCATGAAGGTGTGAAAGCCCAGCCGCTGATAGAGTCGTGCCGTCCGTTCAGGGTGCACGCCAGTGGACACTCCTGCCTCCACCCAGCGCGCGCCCTTGAACTTGGCCCATGCCGCCATCGCGCAAATCAGGCGGCTAGCGGTCATCGTGCCCCGGTACTGCGGCGCAAGGTACAGCGCCAGCTCCTGACAAATGCGCTCGTCGCTCATCCAGTTGGCATCGCACACAGCCAGAATGGCGCCTGCCAGACGCCCGTCTCGCCGCGCCACCATCACCAGTCCGTCCGGGCTGCTCATCAGCGCCTCGATGGTGTTGCGCACGCGCGCGGGGCTGTACTCCAGGCGACGCCACCGCGGGCTTTCCGCCGCCATGGCCCGGCCCAGCTCCACAAGGCCGTCCACATCTTCAGGCTTCGCCGGCTCAATCATTGGTTGTCCATTTCCGCACGACGCCCAGCACGTGGAACGGCAGAGGATCGGGCTGCTCGATCACGCATTCCATCTCGCCCTTCTGCCAGCCCAGCGCGCCCACACCCTTCCATCCGCTGTATGGCTGCGGCGGCTTATCCAGGATGTCTGGGCCGAATTGCCGGAACGCTACACGCTTGCCATTGACCCGCGCGCCGATGGTGTCCAAGAAAAGCACGTTGAACTCGTGTGGACGCATGCGGCTCGCCTGCGCTGTACCGGTCGACGTCCCGACCTCCGGACGCAGCAACTTGACGCGCGGAACCACCTGGAGCCCGGCCTGGAAGTCATTGGCCGGCCGGGGCAGAGTGATTTCGCCGCCCTGGACAGTGAATTCCCCCATGCGGGATCCATCGGCCAGCACCTGGACCTTCATACCTTCCAGATGTTCCATTCCTCCCCACACCGTCGCGCCTGGCGCACTCGTGCCCACGACGCAGGAATGGGTCATCGCGGCGGCAGAGAAGCGCTCGACATAGCGACGGGTCTGCCCCTCCACAGTTCGTCGAACCAGCGCCCAAACCTCGTCATACTCGCCGATGGGCACCACGCAGACGTCCTCGAATGCGCCCTCGGTCTCCTGCCGCGTCCAGGCGATCACGCCTTCGTCCCGACTGATCGTCATGGTGGCCATCGAGCCATCCGCGCAAACGCACCAGAGCACCGATACCGGCTCCTGCTGGTAGGCCATCGCCACGACACCGGAACGCGTCAGGTGCTCGGACAGCACAGTCAGATCGGGCGAACGGTAGGAATCCGTCTCGACGCTGTAGGACATGGCCAGAATGCGCTTTGCCGCGCGCTGCAGAAAAATCAACTCATCGGCGATGCGCACGGGCCGCACGTCGGTCGACCCGTAGACGCTCTGGTCTTTGGCCTGGACGTTGGTAGGTGTGAGCGGCTTTTCCACGCCGCCCGTCATCGTCCACTCCGTGCCCAGCGTGAACGCGAGCAGCGCCCGCAGGCTGGCCAGGTGCTTGATTCCATTGCTCTCGCCGTCCAAGGCATAGAAGAAGGCGTCGCTGTCCTCGTCACCAAGCGTGAAGTCGAAGTACAAGCCGGTCCGGCTGCCCCAGACACCATTCGGGTCACGGGTCGTGCCGCCCAGGACCAGGCGCTGCTGGTTGATCGTGACGGCTTGAGGGAAGCCGAACTCGCCACCCCATACCGACTGCTCCAAAGACCAGGCGCTAGCCGGCGCTTCAACGTCCGAGTCCAGGCTCGCGCGGACGATTCCCCGCGCCACCGTCGCGTTGACGATCTGGGTGATCTGCACCAGCCCGCGATTGATGCGCACGTACTGGCCCACCTCGTCGCCGCGCCAACCGGTATACCCGGTGGATGATGCCGGCGGGATCCACTGGGCGGTACCCATGGCCTCGATCTCGGAGAGCGAGGTATCCGGGTCGTACTCGAAGGTGTCTGGGCCCGTGACCTCGATGTTGAACTGGCCGTTGTAGCTGTCGGGCACGCATTGCGCGATCCGTACCAGATTTCCCGTGGCATAGCCATGGCCGGGCACCGTCGCCGTAACGACACCGCCAATGGCAACGGTGATGTCGGTGATGTTCTTCTTCGGCTGCGGGGTTCCGGGTGTCTCGCTGGTCTGAAACGTTAGATCAATCGACTGACCCGTCGTACCCTTCGCCGAAGGCTTGAGCGGCGCTTGCGGTGAATCCTCCAACCTCCACTGTCCTACGCCGATGAACGTCTGCAAAAAGTCTGCGCTCACGTCGACCGTAACCTGAGTTGGAGCCGTGAAGCCTGTGATGGTGGCGATGCCAGGCCCGGAAGTGATGCGCCGCCCGACGTCGCTGTTGTAGAACACCGGCACCGAAGCCACGACGGTCCGGCCCACACCGGCCGAAGGATCGCTGATGCTGATATCGCTGGCACCCGTGCGCCCTGTCTCTGCAAAAGGGACAACCGAGAACGGGGCGGGACGTAGCCGCCAGTTCGTCTCACCAAGCCGCTGAAGCATGTAGACCGGGAGGATACCGGTCGCAATGAAGACCGTGTCATCCTTCTGGGCAAACCGCATCGTGCGCGCGATACTCAGCGTAAACGGCGTGGGGATCTCGTATGGAGCGTCACCGCTGACGATTTGACCGGCATTGCTGCGATACACCCGCATGTACCCTTCGCCGAACTCCAGGACGTAGGAGACCTCGCGGTTGAAAATGAATGGCATCAGGCGCGCGCCGGATGCCTGGTTCTTGATCGACGCAATCATCCGCGTACCGGGCGCTCGCTCCGCGCCACCGTAGACATTGACCAGGACGTTGCGCAGCTCTTCCGCACCATTCTGGTAGCGGGCGATGTCCACCCGGCCGCGCACCTTCGGCGAGATCTCGCCGGCGGTGAAGTTGGTTTGCATCGTGCTGACGCGGGGCATGCTCGGGCTCCTGTCAGCTGTACCGCGCCATGGTCAGCGCGGAGTTGGGGAATTCTTCGGGTGGTTGGTCCTGGCCGTCGTTGGCCTTGGCCACCTTGAGCTTGAACTGGGCCTCCTGGTTCATGCTGTCGCGCAGGCTCGTCGAGGCGGTGACCGTATACGCGATGGCCGCAGCCATCATCACCTCGGCCACCTCGACCATGGAATCGTCCCATGTCCCGGGATTGGTGTTCTCCCAGATGTAGACCAGCGGCAAGGCGTTCAGGCCCGCCAACAGCCGGCGGCCTTCCTGCTGGTAGGAAATGGGGCAGCCGCGGCGGCCTACTTGGAGCGTCTTGAGCCAGTCGCTGGGGAGTTGGAACTGATACCCGTAGTCGAAAGCCGGTGCCTGCGACAGCGGCGCCAGCACCACACGCTTTGTCGCGCAGTTCCAGGGATGCGCACGCAGCAGAGCGTTGCGTACCGTCGGCCACACGCGCGAGCAAACGCCGGCGTGAACGGTGTCCTCCTGGAAGCTTGCGATGGGATCGGCGCCTAGGCGCGTCAACGCGTTCGAGCAGATAGAGATTGGGTTGGCGGTCGACATTCTCAGGCACCTGAAACAAAAAAGCCGGGGGACGAAGCCCCCCGGCAATACCCTCTGGAACCCAGGGGAGTTGGCGGCAAAACGATCAGTCCGTGACGTAGGGAATCTCGAATCGGATTTGCTGGTTGGCGGCCAGGCTGGCGCCCCCCACCGTGGCGTAGACCTCGACGTCGACCGGCGTGATGTAGTCCGCCGCCCCGGCAATGAGCGCGCCGGTGTCGGCAGGGATCTTTCCCGCCGCCGAGATGTCCACGGCGGTGGCAATGCCGTCGGCGTCGATCACCGCCTTGGTGTTGGCGTTGCGAATGCCGATGGTCACGGTGGACGAGGCAGTTCCGGCCCCGCCAATCGACAGCACGGCACCGGTGAGGAAGCGGCTGTTCACCGGCACCAGGCCCAGCAGGATGGTGTCGTTGACCGGAATGGCCGCATGGGTCGTGGCCAGGGTGGCAACCAGCACGCGCTGGCGGCCGTGGGATTCGGCGGGGAGCAGCTTCTTGCGGTCCGCCACCTTTTGCGCTTGCACGCTGTTGACTTCAGCCATGGTGTTCTCCAGGAGTTTCGGGATTCGGGTGGGCGGATCAGAAGGTGAAGTCGATGGCGACGACCTTCTCTTCCTCGACGCGCACGGCGCCGTGGGAAGCGGCCATATCCACCTGCATCAGGTTCTTCTTGTCCTTGCGGCGGCCGGCGGTGCCTTCGACGAAGCCGGTGCCGAAGTGGATCGCCGACTTGGTCCAGGCCACGGTGCGCGCGGTATTCGCCGCGGGAATGGCGACCGCCTCGTACGGCACCCACTTGAAGCCCATCCAGCGGCCGGACACGTCGCCGTCCTGCAGCATCTTGACCGCGAGGTAATCGGCGCTGGTCAGCGTTTCATCGGCCAGCACGTCCTCGAGCATCTCGGCCGTGTAGATGATGAACAGCTCTTCGCCGGCATGGCTGTCGGCCTCGTTCTTGCGGAACATCTTGCGCGCCGCGATGATCTTGTCCTTGGTGAAGCCGCTGGACGAGGCCGTGATGATCTGGCTCGGAGGCAGCGCGATCTGCGAGCCTTCCTTGGTCTGCGCGTTGCCGATCAGCGCGTTGTAGATGATCGAGTCCTTGCGGCGGTTGTGCGCGGCGACCAGGCTGGCGTTGTACGAACCGGACAGCGGGTTCGCCAGCAGCTTGGGCTCGTCGTTGCGGTCGACGGGCAGCGCCTGGAAGAAGTCGCGCATCAGTGCGACGCGGGTGCTGTGCACGGCCTCGCTGAACACGGTGTCGCCGTGGCGCACGGTGTTCTCGGGCATGTCATCCAGCGCCGCCAGCCGGTTGGCCGTGAACGATTCGCCGGTGATGGTGCCGCGGTCGGTGACGGTGCCGGCCAGGCGCGATTCCTTCTGTTGCGCTTGCAGCCGGATCTGGTTATCCCACTGGATAACGAATGCTTGGGTGATGGTGTTCGACATGGACAACTCCAAACGGATTGACGGATCAATTCGCCTTCGGGTTGTCCGGATGTCCGGGCCCGGGAATCGCCCACTGCTGCCGGCTACCGCACCACTGGGAGGGCTCTTACCGGTTGTCCGCGTGCCAAGCGGGCCGGTGAATGCCCGCAATGGTCACGCTGGGGGTGAGTCGGAATCCCGACTTTTTGATGGCGTCAAGCGACCGGCGTGGTGCCGTGCTTCTTCTCGTACCAGGCCTTCACCTTCTGGCTCACCTTGTCGTGGTCCGGATGGCGCGGGTTGGAGTAGGCCTCGGACATCTCGAGCTGGCGAATGTCGTCCTCGCCGAAGGTGCTGTACGTCGTCTTGCCGGCGCCCTTGTCCTCGCGGAACTCGGCGCCCAGGCTGGCCATGAGGCGCAGGAACACCGGGTTGTTGCCCAGGCCGGCCGCCTCGACTTCTGCCATGCTGACCCCCGCGCGCTCGGCGGCGGCGCTGGTGGCCACATGCGCCAGGCCAGCATTGCGCTGGAACTCGCGCTCGTCGGTGCCCCAGACCTTCTGCAGCGCTTCGGTCGCCTGCTCGCGCCCGATCTCCTGAGCAGCGCCGGCCAGCGTCGGGGCGACCTGGAAGTAGTGCTGCATGACCGTATCGAGCTGTGCCTGGGTCAGGCCAACCTTGTGCGCATCGGCCAGGAAGGCCTGCATGCTCGGATCCTCGGTGGGCTTGTATTCGCCCATCGACTCGGGAACTTGGAACTGGTAATCGGCCACTTCCTTCGGCGGCACGTCGCCGGCGCCCAGGCGCTTTTCGAGGTGGCCATAGTTCTCGGCCATCTTGCGTGCCGACGCCTCGAAATCGAGGGATCCGTCATCACCCTTCACATGGAACTTCTCGGGGATGAACTCGCTCGGCGGAGGCGGAACATCCTGGCCTGCCTCGCCCGCCTTGAGCAGCGAGCCGGCCGGCTTCGTGCCCTCGCCAGCCGCACCCGGTTCTTGTCCTTCGCCCGGCGCGGCCGCGGCGCCGTCATTGGCGTCGGAGCCAGCGCCCTCGGTGCCGCCACCACCGCCGCCACCACCCTCGGCGCCGGCTTCCTGCATCAGTCGATATTTGCGCAGCCACATTGCTATTCTCCTGGTTCGGCGTTCGGATCGGGCACGCCGTTGGCCCTGTTGATCTGGGACACGATGAACTCGACGACGCGGCGCATGCCGTCTCGGTGGTAGGTCTGGAGAATGGCGTCGATGCCGCCTGTGGTCACGGCCGGCCGCGCAAACCGGTCCATCAGTTCATCCAGGATTGCCGCGCCGCGGCGATCGTCCTCGAAAATCTGCTTGTAAAGCTGGGGATCGGCGCTCATGCGGCTTGGGTCATCCGTTCAATGCTGGCGCTGGCGGCTTCCATGCCGATGGCTTGTTGGACGGCCTGCTCCTGCTGCGCCTGCTGCTGTTCGGCGCGAATCCGGCGAATCTCGGCAACATCCTCGGCGCTGCGTACGATCTTGGCGGGCACTCCACGGCCATCGGCGGCGATGCGCATGCCCTCGTCGACGTCGTAGTTGTCCCACACGGTCGGGTCGCCCTTGGCGGACGCCAGTTGGGCCACCGCAGCGAATGTCCCCTCGATGGCGCTGACCTCTTCCAACTTCTGGCTCTTGGCCATGGGGGACAGGTAGGTGATGGTGTAGGGCCGGTTGAGTAGGCTCTCCGGCGGCGGCTCGAACAGGCCGGCACGCATACCGAGCCCGAAGCAGCGCTGAATCAGCGGCTGCAGGTACTCGGCCTGGAAGCGGCCATAGACAGGGCCAAGCAACTGACGGATGAGGTTGATCCGGGCGTAGAACTCGGTCGCCGTGCGCGGTTGGCCTTCCATGGGCGGCAGCTGGTCGGCCATCATGGTCTTGCGGATCTTCGCTTCGAGGTCGGCCCGCTTGGTGAACGAGACGTTGAAGTCGGCGCCGGTCTCCAGCGGCTTCATGCTGTCGACGCTGTTGGCTACGATAATCTTGCGCGGGCCGACCTTGACAGTGCGCGGGTTGAGAACGCCGTCATCTTCGGCGATCCACATGCCGGCGACCGCCATGTCGATGTTGGCCAATTCCATCTTGGCGATGGTGTTCAGGGTCTTGATGTCCGGCAGCGCGTCGAACACGGGGCCTACCGCGTAGACGCTGTTGGGGATGCGAGTCCAGCGGGGCGCGACGAAGGGCTGCTCCTGGAAGCCGGACTCCCGCACCACGACCTTGCCCTGGCACTCGACGTACACGGAGGCGAACGGCATGTTCCGGGCTCGGGCGGCGCCTGGCACGCCTTTGTGCCGCGGGTAGATGGCGTGAACCATGTCGACCTTCTCGTCGAACTTCTGGTCCAGGTACAGATCGCGGGTCTTGGGGCTGACGTTGTCGAGGCCGAACTGTGCAACACACTGCTCGACCGTCAGGCTGTAGGGCCGGTAGAGGGTGTCGATTCGGCCGCTCGGAGTGCTGGCGGCGCAGTAGCACTGGGCGATTGGGAGCAGCTCGAACTGGTAGCCGTCGATGCTGCCGTCCTCGTTCTCGGCCAGGGTGATGAACATGACGAACCAGCCGAAGGCAACGCAGTCGAGCAGGCCTTCCAGGGCTTCGGCGTCGAAGTTGCTGGCGTGGATGGCCTCCCACATGCGGTCGCTGGATTCATCCATCCACCGCCGTTCCTCGTCCGTCTCGTCCCACAGGCCCATGCCGAACCAGCGGCTATTGGCCGGCGTGATGCCGGTCTGCACGCCCGAGGCCAGGATGCGGGCCGAGTCGGTTCCCGTGGAGTCGTAGAGCTGGGCCTGCTTGGTCTGGGTGCCCGTGATCGTCTCACGGTCGCCGCCGTGAAAGCCCTGGGAACGGATGGGGAACGAGTGGTCGCCACAGTCGCGCCAGACGTCTTCGTGGTCGGACCGTAGGCCGCGGAGCGCGCCCAGGCGGCGCATGATGTCGGAGGCCAGATCATCGGCCATGCGCTACTCCCCGAGGCGATTCTTGCCGTATGCCAGGACGGACGAGGTTTGCGCCTGGTCGGCGCTGCCACCGGCGGCCAGGAGGCTGCCCTTACGGCGGGCCCGGGCCAGTTCCGCGGTGCGGGCGTTGTTGGCCGCCGCGGCCTCTTGCTCGGCCTTCCGGCGTTCGGCCTCCGGGTCCACGGCCGGCGCAGCGGGCGCAGATGCGCCACCACCCGAGTCGACGCCGAGCACGCCGCCGACAACCTTACCTACGGCCTTCGTGACGCCGCCCATGGTCAGTCCCGCGCGGCGGGGTGGCGTTTCGCCGGCGCCAGCGGCATGACCCAGCCGTCCAGCGACAACACGGGCGCGGTCAGTTGCGCCGGATCGATGTCGGCGGCGCGCATCTGGCTGTAGTTCGCGGGTTTGGTGCGGGGCGCACGGGCGGGAGGTTCCGCCGGAGCCTGTGCCGGCTGCTCGCTGTTCGCCTCGGGCGCCGGGGTGGCTTCCTGAGCCTCGGTCGGCTTCTGGTTCTCGGTTTCGGCGGGGTTCGCCTCGGGCGCCGGGGTGGGCGCGCCAGGCGTCTGGACTTTGAGCGTGCGGGACATGGATCGGCTCCTAGGGATACTCCGGGGAATCGGAGCCGATTGTGGGCGGGTGAACTGGTCGGAATCCCGACTTTTTACCCCCGCGATTCGGCAAGCCAGCTGTCGAACGTGGCCGCGCTGCGCTGCGGCAGTGATTCGCGCGACAGCTGGGTCGTTTCGCACCAGAACCGGATGACGGTCTCGCCGTCCTGGTGTCGTGGCTCCGCGCCGCCCATCCAGCCGATGAGCGTGGTACGGGGGATCCTCACCAGCGCGGCCACGTCGTGCAGCGTATAGCCCTCGCGCCGCAGGGCCAGCAGTACGGCATTCCAGTCGACGCGCGGCGCGGGCGTGACGGGCATCATGCTGCCCTCTCCTGCGCCACGGCCCAGTCCAGGATGGCCAGGGCGTCGGCGTCGTTGTCGGTATCGGGCCGGAACCCTCGGGCGCGGGCCTGCGCCAGCATGGCGGCCTTGTCGGCGTTGCCCTTCCCCGTCCAGTGCTTCTTGATCGTTCCGACGCCCACCGGCACCAGCCGAACCCGATGGCTATCGGCCACCAGCTCGGTCAGCGCAAGGAAGGCGCCGTAGGCGTGCGCCGCGTCGGTGCCGGCGTGCCGCTTGACGTCCTCGTAGGCGATGACATGCACGTTCTTGCCCACCACCACCTCGTGCAGGAAGGTCCGGTATCGCTGCCAGCGCTGGCCAGGCGACCAGGACTTGCGCGGGGCGAATGACTCGGTGCCATGGGTGACCTGGCCGTCGCGCGTATGCAATGCCCAGCCCAGCTTCGTCCCCAGGTCGAGGGCCAGGATCGTGACATTGACCTCGGGCGGCGAAACGTGCGCGCGCGCGATGCTTGGCGAGTGCAGCGTCCCCGCCAACGGCTCGAAACTTTCCAGTTCCAGGCTCATGCCAAGCCCTCCAGCAGCGTACGCGCATTCGTCCAGGACTCCCTGCCTTGAGGTTTCTCCTGCTTCACCTCCTGCTGAGGCGCACGAATCTCACGGTCGAGAACCGAGAGCATCTTTGCCCCCAGTTGGCGGGCGGTCCGTACCGGAGCGTCGGCGAAGTCTCGACGGTGGCGCTTGCGGAGCCAGTCGCGCACTTCAGCAGGCACCAGCAATGCTGCGTCGGCATTGGACAACCGGGTCGCGAGCACGAGCATCGCTTGGCGGTTACGGATCCGAGTCGTGATGCCGCCCTGCTGCGAGTACTGCGCGCCGTGGTGGTACGTGCACTGCCAGTCACCCGAGCCGTTCGTAGCGTCCGTGGTGGTACCCGGCATCGGGCAACCGGCAACGCAGCACATCCGCCGATCATGGCGTTCGGGTTCTTGCCGCGAGACGGCGGCGGCTTCTTCGGCGTAGCTCATGCGGCTTGCTCCTGGGGTGTGGCCTCACCGCGCTTGCGCAGCTCGGCGAAGATGCGGTCCTTGAAGGCCGGATAGGTCTCGCCGCCTCGGGCGAACATGCCCAGCTCGCGGGCTTTGCGGTCGATGCCGGCCTCGTTGATCCACCAGCGGTCGACCTGCGGCGCGGCCTTGGCGGGTTGGGCGGGCTTGTCTGGCACGGCTTGCGCCGCCTGGCGCTGGGTCGTCAGCACCTTGGCCAGGTACGGCCAGGGGATCGGCTCCGGGGCGGGCTTGGACAGCCGCGCGCTCTGGATCGCGGCCAGCGCTTCCTCGTCGGTCAGGCCCTTGTCGACCCATTCGCGGAAGTCGGGCCGGCCTGGTGCGACGTCGATGCCGTGGGTTCGCAGCAGCTTGGCCATGAGGCCGTAGGCGGTGGGCGAAGGCAGGTAGTTCTCGTCCTCGCGCGCGCGATCGCTCTCTTTTCTTTTTTCTCCCTGTCCCTGTCCCTGTCCCTTAAGAGCATTTTCCGGCGGAATTCCATCATCACTACCGCCGGATTCAGCTTGTTTTCCGCCGGAAGTGGTGTCGTTTTCCGGCGGAAGAAGATCGCGTTCCGTCGGCATTCCAGCGGAAAGCCACTCATCAAACGGCGGAACAACTACCGCCGGAAGCCCTCGCTGCTCGCGGATCTTGTTCAGTTTCCGGACACGCTCCGACAGTTTCTGGTGGGCGTGGCGATGCTTGGATGCCCAGGCCTCACGGGCCTTCTCTGCGACGACCGGGTGGTACAAACGGCCGTCCTCGCACTTGATCCAACCACGCAGCGCGCCTTCCTTGTGCTTGAGCCATTCGTTCACCGCCCTGCCATAGCCGGCCAACGAGGCCAGACTCTTGTCATCGTCCGGCAGGCTCGCGGCCGGTACCTGGTGCCATGCTGCGCACCAGAGCAGAACGGCACAGCGGAATTCTTCGCCGGTGGTGTGGATCGCAAGATCGCTGTCTCGCAACCGCAGGACATCCAACGGCATGAATTGGAAGTCCTGCAGGTCGCAGTCAGCCGGGGTAAGTGGGGTCATGGCCATCTTGTTTATTCCCGAGGTGCGGCGCCCTTGAGGCGGTCGCTGGCGGCGAACTTGGCTGCGAGCTGGGCGACACGTAGCCAGTCCAGATCCTCGTCATCGCCCACAAATTTCTGGTTCCCGAGGTCATCAAGCAACAGTGCCTCGTCCACCACCGACAACGGGTCAGCGACGGCTCCATGCTCTTGCGCTGCCTCACGCAGGCGGTCGATAAATTCAATGTGTTGCCGCTGGAGTTCCATTTCCGCTCCTCGTGTCTGTCCGGTAAGCAAACGGCTTCCTGACCAGTTCATGGAACCGGCCGGCCGCCTGTTGATCGTGATCGAGCTGGGCCCGGGAATCGACGCGGCACACGCGCCGGATGAACTGGGCCGCCTCGTCGGCGTTGTGCGCGCTGGCGAACGCCTGGAAATCCCGGCGCCGGCAGAGCTGGCCCGCCAGGCGGGCGAGTTGGCCCCCCTTGGCCATCACACCGGCGCTCCGGTTGTGGCCTGCTTGAACAAGGCCAAGATGTCCGGCATGCGCTTGGCGAGCTCAGCCATGGCGCGCTGTTGCTTGATCTTGTCGTCCTGCATGAACCGCTCAACCAACCACTGGATCGGCGTCGTGTCGCCAGTCGCCTGGACGAAGCGCACCATATCCTCGACCGATAGCCGGCGCGGATCGTCCGGGTTGTTGGCGAGCTTGCGCGACAGTTCGGACTGGCTCATGTCCATGTCGGCCGCGATGGTCTTCAGGGGGTTGCGATGCGTGTAGGCGCACTCGCGGATGCAGTCCATCAAGGATTCGTGCCGCTCGGTCAGGCCCGGGGTGAAATCGATGGTCAGCTGGCTTGGTGAACGTACTGACATGAGAATTTCCTGTAGTTTCCGGTACGGCGCGGCGCAAAATTTTTTGCATGAGAGCCGCGCAAAAATCGTCGATTCACACGTCGGGTGGCCCGATCGGGATCCGTTCGTCTTTGGGATCGGGGTCACTCATGGCTGGGCTCCCGTTTGGCAGCCTGCTCATTGAGCTCCGCCAGGGCATTCATTGCGCAGTCTCGGCAGATGTGATGGGTCGCTACGGCGCCCGAGGGCTGAGACGAGAACAGCGAGACTTCCCATTGGTGGCGACCGCAAAAGTCGCAGACCCAAGCGGCAACGGGTTTGAGGCTCATCTACGCTGCCTCCTGCTGGGCTGCCAGCTCTGGCCATATCCGCTGCCAGTCATCCGGCCGCAGTTCTTGACGTGTCACCGCGCCATCAGTAGCGAGTTCAACTGCAGCGCAGTGCTCGACGGGGACGGGTCGACGACCGGTCCGCCACTGATACAGGAGCGCGGGCGACACTCCTACATGACGCGCCAACGCCGCGGCACTGACGCTGTCGTCCCGATTGAGATAGCTGTTCAGGTTCATGGCCGAAACTATAGCGTTGCTATAGCACAAACACAAGCCACGCTACATTTTTATTTGCATAGCATTGCTATATGAAGATCTGGACTACCGAGGAAGAAGCAGCCGAATTGCGCAACCGGTTCGTGGGCGTGAATCGTGCGGCGTTCGCGCGACAGCACAAGATTGCCGGTGGCCAGGCGATGATCTATCAACACATCAACGGACTGCGGCCAATGAGCATGGAGGCAGCAATTGCCTATGCTCGTGCGTTCAATTGCGAACTGCAGGCAATCAGTCCCAGGCTGGCTCAGGAAGCGGAACGAGTCGCCGCGATGGCAAGAGATCGGGAGGCCCCTCCAACGGAATCAACCCGTGGGGTTTGGCCATTCAGCACCCCGTTCGAGGTGTATGAAGCCTTGGATGATGAGAAAAAGAAACGACTAGACGAGAGAGTTGCCGATTTTCTGGCGGGTGCGTCGCCCACCAAAAGAACGCCACAAGGAAAACAAGCCGCTTGAAGGCTCAAGACCGTTAAAACTGGTTTGGTCATGCGGAACAATTTTCAGTTGAATGTGACAAAACTAGAAATCTGAATCTCCGCGCTACAAAGTCGAAAGAGGGCGTCATGGCCGCACAAGAGGGATTACGCAGGATCGTTCGGGCTATCTCGGCTATCGGTTACCTTTCCCTTGCGTTGGGCGCAGTTGGAGCGCTCGCCGTCATCATCTCCGCGCCATCTGGCGCCATCGTTGTGGCGACTGGCGGCGCACTGCTATTCGCCGTCCTACAAGGCCTCGCCTGGATAATTGCGGGCTTCTCAGGTAACCCTCCTGATCAAGACGGTCTCTTGCGCCCGTTTACCTTGCTACGACATCGCTGGAAACACCGCGAGCGCCGAGACGATCAGGCCGCGCCGCTGAATAATCTGACCCCACGTAATCGTTGGGGCAAGATCCTCGCAGGCATATTAATCTGGGCAATCAGCTATGGAGTAGCCAAGACGCTGTGGACGCCTGACCCGATGCGCGAGCAAGCAAAGGCGATATTCAGAACCGAGGCCTACCAACGACAGTTTGTCAGTCTCTTCAGCCCGATAAGCAAGATGCCGGAGTTTCGCCAGGCGTTGGCGAGAGCGCAACCGAACGAGAATCCGCAAGAACTCGGCGCTCGCCTGGCGCAAAGTGGTATGCGTCGCCTGCCAGACTTCATGCTCGTGCAGCGCATGGACATCTATCTGAAACTACTTCAGGCAAGTGATCCTCAGTTCTGTGCGAAGTTGGCAAAGGGGCAGGTCAGCGCTGCGGATAGACGCCGAATCGGTCTCATCCTTGAATCGTTATCGGCTGTAGACGTGTCGAATTGGTTGCAAATTTCAGCAAGCGCGACCATAGCAGAATTGAAGCGCCAGGCCATTCCGCAAGTCACCGATGCACAAATTGATGCCGCACTCGCTGTCGCCACACGCGGCTATTCGGAACGTCAGCTCATTGCACTCAACCAGTTGGCGGTGGATCCGAATCAGCTTGACGATGCCACCGTGTGTCAAGCAGCTAAGGATCTTTATCGCGCCGCGTTGAACTCACCGCCGACATCGCGATTCGCGTTGGCGCGAGCCTTTGTTCTTGAGTAGCAGCTTGTCGGCCATCGGCCGCCCGAAGGCGGCTTTTTTTTTGCCTGTTACAAAAAACTATAGCATCGCTATTGCATGGAATCTGTAGCGTTGCTATATTTCTCCCAACGCCTCACCGAGGCGGGCAATGGGAGAAAGACATGGCGGCAGTACCCGAGCTGAAGCCCCTGAGCAAAGGGGAGTACATCCGGATGGCGCTGGCGACCAACCTGCGGGTGGCGCTGCGGGACCGGCAGGACGAGGTGACGCGCGGCGGGACCCGTGAGGTCCGGGACACGGCGGCGAATGCGCTGTACCAGACGTCGGTTGGGTACGGCGAAATCGAACCGCTGTTCGAGCGTGCGGTGGCTGCTGTGGCGGCCGGCGAGCCGTTCGGGGTCATTGGCCAGCGCTTCACCGAGTGGGTGACCGCGGCGTCGGCGCACTACGTGGAGCTGACGGCCGAGCGCGTCGAGGACCCCGACTGGGGCCGCCGGGTCGACTTCGAGGCGCGCGAGCAATGAACGCCCTCCTCTTCACCGCCTGCGGCCTGCTGGCCGCCTACCCGCTGGCCGTGCTGGGCGACCGCGTCATGGCCCTGTTCAGGAGCGAAGCATGACGACGAAACACACGCCGGGGCCGTGGATGGTGCTGCCCTCAGTAGTCCCCACCCAATTCGCGATCCTGACGGAGCATGGGGTACGCCAAGATGTGGCCGTTACTTACGGATTCGATCACACGCCGCGAGAAGCCAACGCCCGCCTAATCGCCGCCGCGCCGGAGCTGCTGGAAGCGCTGGAAGAGTTCGTGCATCCGTATAGCAGCGAAACGCTGACAGAGGGTGAGCGATTGGAGAAGGCCCGCGCCGCCATCGCCAAGGCCAAGGGAGAGCAGGCATGACCTACCCCGACTCAAAGGTAATGATCGGCTGCCTTCACGGCGAACGGTCCCACTTTCCGCGCACGCTGGAGCAGGCATTCGGCAACGGCCCTGCCATCACATACCGCCGTATGCGTCGGCGCGATCGCACCGACTGGGGCGGCAACTGGGCGCCCGACAGCCATCGCATCCCCCGTCGTGCTTGGATTGGCGCGGCCCTCGTCGCCGCCCTCCTTTTCATCGTCGTGCCCGCCATCGGGCGCATTGCTGGATTCTGACATGAACAACCTCGCCGTAATCACCCAGGACATCTACAACACCCGCGACACGTTCGCCGCGGTGCTGACCGACCAGTCCATCAGCTTCGAGAAGGAAGCGGGCTTCGCCATCCAGGTGCTGCAGCAGAACGACTACGCCTTGAGCGTGGCGATGAAGAACCGCCAGTCGGTGGTCAACGCCGTGACCAACGTGGCCGCCATCGGGATCAGCTTGAACCCGGCGCGCCGGCAGGCCTACCTGGTGCCGCGCGACGGCCGAATCTGCCTCGATATCTCGTACATGGGCCTGATCGACTTGGCCGTCGCGACGGGCTCCATTTTGTGGGCGCAGGCCGAGCTCGTGCATGCCAATGACAACTTCGCCCTGAACGGTTACGACGCTCCGCCCACGCACGTCTTCAACCCGTTCTCGAAGGATCGGGGCGACGTGGTGGGCGCCTACGTGGTGGCCAAGACCGCCGGCGGCGACTACCTGACCACGACCATGAGCCGCGATGCTATCGACGGAATCATGAACCGCTCCCAGTCGGTGAAGTCTGGCAAGTCCTCTCCCTGGAAGACGGACTACGGCGAAATGGCCAAGAAGACCGTGGTCAAGCGCGCCTACAAGTACTGGCCGAAGAATGACCGGCTGTCCCAGGCGATCCACCACCTGAACACCGAAGGCGGCGAAGGCTTGGCAGAGCCCGTCCAGGGCCGCGCCGATCCGGATCTGCTGCCGCGCCTGCGCAAGCAGGTCGAGGCCGCGACCGACGCGGAAGCGCTGGCCCAGGTTTGGAAGGAAGGCCTGGCTGAGGTGAAGCCCACCAAGGACATGGGGGTCTACACCGCGTTCAAAGCCGCCGTGGCCCAGCGCGCCGCTGTGCTCCGCGGCGAGGCCGCCCGCACCGAAACTCCACCCGACGACGGCCGCACCATCGACGAGCAACCGCCGGTAGCCACGGGCGACCCTGCCGACGAAGGGTTCGGCCGCGACACCAACGGAGGCGAATGATGCTGATCATTAACTGCGAGCAAGGCAGCGAAGAATGGCACGCCGCTCGGGCCGGCGCGATCACTGCGAGCATGTTCAGCGTGGCCCGCAAGCGCGTCGGCGGCCTGGACGAACGACAGCAGCGGTATGTGGAGTTCGTGAAGGCCGGCATGGCGGAGAAGGCCGCCGCCGAGCAGGCCGGCTTCAAGGCCGTGCCGCGTGCCGAGGGTATTGCCAAGGCCCTGGCCGGCGAACAGGTGGGCGACTGGTCCGAGGAAGCCAAAAACTACGCTTTCCGGTTGGCCGTCGAGCGCATCAGCGGCGCACCGCTTGATGAAGGCTTCGAGACGTGGGCCATGAAGCGCGGGCGCGAGCTCGAGCCGGAGGCGCGCATGGAGCATGAACAGCAGACAGGCCTGTTCGTTGAACGCGCCGGCTTCGTGCTGACCGATGACCGCCTGTTCGGTGCCAGCGCCGACGGCCTGATCGGCGAGGACGGCGGCAGCGAATACAAGTGCTTTGTGGCGCCCGACAACCTGCGCGCCTTCCACATCGACAACGACGCCAGCACGGTCATGGACCAGGTACAGGGCTGCATGTGGATCACCGGCCGCGCCTGGTGGCATCTGGGGCTCTATTGCCCTGCCCTCGCTGCGGTAGGGCGGCAACTGTGGCTGCAGGAGTTCAAGCGCGACGACGAATACATCGACGCCATGGTCGACGACCTGATGCAGTTCGCCGCTCTGGTCGAACGGTACGAAACCACCCTGCGGCGCAAGGCCGCCTAACCCCTCCGGGCGCCCACCCGCACCACGCGCTTGGACCAGCATTGCGCAGCAGGCGCGGCGCCCACCCAATCACCACCACCAGGAGCCATCCGCATGTTCTCCCTCCAGCAAGCCAAGGTCGTCCTCGAACACATCAACGTGCGCACCGAGCGCCACGGCGACGAGAAGGAACCGGCCGCCGACCTGAAGATCCGCATGAACACCGGCAACGAAATCCTGTCGGAGTTCCACCCCACGCTGCGCTCGATGGCCTACAAGTCCGACGAGGGCCAGACCGAAATCGAGGGCGTGGAGCCGGCGTTCTCGGTGCGCCGCTTCGGTGACCTGATCGAGCGCCTGCGCCTGAAGTACGAGCTGGTCGGCGCGGATGTCTCGATTGAGTTCGGCACGGGCAAAGCCGCGTCGAACATCGACATGCAGACGGTCGACGTGAACGGCTTCAACGTCGAGCTTATGGAAGGCGGCAGCGTCGTCACCATGTTCCGGGTGCAGTGCCGGCCCAGCGGCGAGCAGATCAAGCGGCTGTACGAGCTGCTGGGGCACGAAATCACCATGACGGTGACGCCGGCGGCCGAGAAGCAGGGCTCCCTGGGCCTGGGTCAGGAAGCCGCGTAACGACTATGGGCAAGCGCAGCGGCGGGGTTCTCCCTCCCTCCCCCAAGGTCCGCCGCCCCGCTGCTGTTGCTGCCCGCCCTATTCCGAGAACGACATGAGCAACAAATATCGGAAACAGCGCCGCGCCAAGCGGTATGTGCCGCGGCCAGTGCGCACACCGATGATCGTCGGCACTGACCTGGTGCTGCGGCCGCTGGAGGCCATCGTCGACCGCCTGGAGATCGACGGCACTGTCGACGTGGACGGCAAGGGCAACCCCGTATTCCAGGCCGGCGACGGCGAATGGTACGAGACCGCCGGCGCCATCGAGGGCGTGATGTGGCACTTCGACATGATGGCCACGCGCCACGGCCTGACGCTGCCCTTGGATGGCCTGAAGGAACTGATCATCGCTTTCCGTTACTGCGTGCCCGTGCAGGCCAGCACCATGCAGAAGCTGCGCGCCGCCCTGCCCGTGCTGCGCAAGGTGATGGGCACCGGCAACCCCAACGAACAAGTGGACCTGCTGCGGCAGACGCAGATCAGGGCCGAACTGGAGCATGCAGCATGACCACCTCACCGAACCCGAAGGACGATGGGGGCCACGCATTCCCATGGGGAGAGCATGGCACTCGCCTGGGCGGCATGTCCCTGCGCGATGCATTTGCCATCGCGGCCGCTGGGCATATCTGGGCACGCTACCAGTCCGATGGAACCGCCCGCGAGTACGACAACTGGCGGGAGGGTGTCGCCATCGAGTCGTACCGCCTTGCCGATGAAATGCTGTCGGCTCGCGCCCGCCAGGAGTCTAACCAATGATCAGACTCGGAAACCTCACCATCGACCAGATGGAAGCACGCTCCGGCGCCAAGTGGCCGGCCGAATTGAAAGAATACTTGGCAGGCAGACACCAGCCGGAGGCGTCGAATATCGCGCACGGGAAGTGGCACTGCTTCGATATCCCGTTCCAGTTGGTGTGCGGCGACATAGGAACCGCGCAGACGGTCTACGACCACCTTTCGCCACTCTCTGCTGAGTTCAAAGAGCCCCTGCAGATCGGAGTCCAGCCATGACCGTTGACACGCCCAAGTGGGTCAGCCGGGAAAGTGCGGACGAGTTCCGGCGGTTCTGTGAACAGCATGGGCACGAGACGCGCGAGCATTCCGACCCATTCAAGAACGGCTTCCAAGTGCGGCACAAGGGGCATTGGATGGCCGTGGTTTGGAACAAGGCTTGGAATCGCTACACGGCAGATCGTCGCCTGGGCCTGCTGGTTCAGTCGTTCGCCGCCGAAAGGAAATCCAATGACCGTTGACACGCAAAGGATCAGGGAACTGTTGGCGACTTTGGATGCGAGTCCTTGGAACAAGAGGGAGATTGTTGCCAGCGTCCCCGCCCTCCTGGCCGAGAACGACGCCCTGCGCGCAGAGCTACAGGCGCGGCAGTGGCAGCCGATTGAGACGGCGCCGAAGGATTCCACAGTATGGGCATACAACGGCGAACAAGGTCGCATGCGCTGGATAGAAGGCGAGGGGTACGCCCTATGGGCCTGGGAAGATGAATTGCTTTCTGACGTTGACCCGATGCCTATTCAGCCCACCTCCTGGATGCCCCTACCGCCCGCCCCTCCCCAAGGAGAGACAGCATGACCTACCTACTCGAAAACATCAACACCGCCATCGCCAAGATCGCCGAGTGCATGGCCCGCGACCCGAAGCGCGCCGAGCGTCTGCTGGGCGATGTGAAGAAGTGGAGCGGCGAGGCCGAGCGGGAAGCGTATGTGCGGGGGAAGGCGGCGGGGCTGGAGGCTGCGGCGAAGGCATGCGAGGCCCGCTTGGGTCAGTGCGCGCCCGGAATGACCAAAGAGGACGTTGAAGAACCTGATGCCGAAGCTCAAGAATGCGCCGACGCTATCCGCGCCCTCATCCCGGAGAATTGACATGGCCGACAACAAGCAAACGGTGCTGACGGACGAAGAAATTCAAGACATCGCGGACGGTTTCGATATCTATGGGGCAAGACCTGAATTCGCCCGCGCCATCGAGTCCGCCGTCCTCTCCAAGCTGAGAGCCACGAACGAGCCTGCTGCATATGTCGTTCCAGGGCCTAACGGAACCGTACTGTTCGGCAAGGGTTGGATGTTCTCTTCGATTCCGGTAGGCAATGCGCAAATGCCGCTCTACTCCGCGCCCCAGGCCAGCGCCGAGGAATCGGCAATCGATAAGCCTATCCCGGATAGCGTCGAGCATTACGGCTTGATCGATGAACGCGTTGGCGCCCCTGCCGCCGAGGATTCCGCGAAGGGTGCGGGGGATGTGGTCGCCTGGACGAACGACGCGGGGGACATTGAGCCGATCAGCGATGCAGTGAAGCAAGCCCGACCTGACCTATACGCCAAGCACTACACGCGGCCTCTTGCCTTTGCCGACCGCCAGCAGCGCGGCGGGGATGCTGGAGAACCGCCTCCGATAACGGCTCGGTACGGCACCCAAGAACACGACCAGCAGACCGCCTTTTCGGAAGGGTGGGAAGCAGCCCGCGCCGCCCTGGCCGCTACGAAAGGGGAAAGCAATGGATGACGTACTGAACGACGCGCTGTCGAACCTGGAACACGACAACTACGAGCGCAGCCACAAGGGCTACGAGAATCGGCAAGCCGATATTGCGCTGATCCGCGCCGCCCTGGCCGCGCAGCCTGCCGCGAGCGCGGAGCCGGAGAAGGAAGACGATTCAATCGCTCTGGACAAGTTGGCAGACTACATCGCTGACACCTGGCCGACGGACAAAAAGTACAGTCTGGAGGAAATCTGCCAAAGGTTGCACGCAATGTGGCCCGGCGAGTTTCTGTCGGCGGCCGATCTTGAAAAGAACGAGCCCAACATCCGGGAAGCGCTGCGCGCGTTGCTGCTCTGGTGGGGTCGCTTCCAAGCTTCGGATGGGAACCAGCAGGACGCCTACAACCTCCTGGCAAAGAGCGCGCGTCCTGCATGGCAGTTCGCATCGGTCGAGTTCGAGCGCGCCATCCCGGTTCCCGCCCTGGCCGCGCAGCCTGCCTCGAGCGCGGAGCCGAGGACCGACGCCGAGCGGGCCGCTGCAATGCCGGCCGTGGCCGACGATCTACCAGCGCTGCTGCGTGATGGTCCCTATCTGCGTGATGGCGCGCACACTCGGAAAATCATGGAGCAGGCCGCCAGCGAGATCGAGCGCCTGCGCGCCGCCCCCGCCGCTGCAATACCCGCCCAGGTCTCGCGCGCAATCTCCCGCGCCCGCACGGCAATGTCGATGTGGGAAAACGGCCATGCATTCGACACGCATGGTGTCGGGCGAGATATACAGCGCGAGATTGACGCAGCGGATGCGCTGTGCATGCAGGCACGGGCCGCCGCTGGGGATGCGAAGGATGCGGACCCGATGCAGGGCGCCGCAGACTGGTTGGTCGCCGCCCTCGCGAAGCCACGTCCCACCGAAATCGCCGCGCGGTTGCTGATCGGATACAACCGCGCCGAACGGCTGTACGACGCCGCCCTGGCCCAGCAGCGCAAGGGCCAAGGGGGTGAGTGATGGCATTCAAGGTAAAGGACGGCCCCGGCAAGATGCCCGTAGCGCTCATGCGGGTCTACTTCGAGAGGCTGGTCAACGACACCGCCGTTTTCAAAGCCAGTACGCCTCTGGGCGCCGTGGAGATCAACGGCGAGTTTTCCCATTACATGGACGCCGACACCGACACGATGTGGCTTGGCTTCGCACTAGGCATGCGGTGCGCGCAACGGCTTGCCGCCGCCACGGCGAACGATGGGGAGGCCGGCGATGCGTGAGCGCCCTATCCTCATCAGCGGGCCAATGGTCCGCGCCATCCTGGCCGGGACGAAGACACAGACACGGCGGGTCGCCAAAGATGTGCGGCATCCCGACTTCGGGAACTTGTACGCTCCGGCCGCCCTGGCGCGTGAGCCGCAGCACGTCATCGACCGCGCGTGCCCCAAAGGCCAGCCAGGCGACCATCTGTGGGTGCGGGAGACGTGGAACCGGTTCGAACCCTGGGGCGGCTTCCATTACGCTGCCGACTACGAAGCCTTCGGCATCGGCCCCGACGACGACCCGGACCATATCCCGGATCACGAGGTGCGCTGGCGCCCGAGCATCCACATGCCCCGTGCCGCCTGCCGCATCGTGCTGGAGATCGAACGAATACGCATTGAACGCCTGCAGGCCATCAACGAAATGGATGCGCGAGCCGAGGGTGCTGAATACCACGATGGGCGGGGCATCGGCCACAGCGGCTGGCGCCATGACCTGGGCGATGTGCACGCCGATGCTCGCAGCGCCTTTGCGCGCCTGTGTAACGATATCAACGGCGCCGGCGCCTGGGACGCCAATCCCTGGGTGTGGGTGGTCGAGTTTCGGCCGGTGGCGCCATGAAGCGCTGGTACTCCATCGACGTCCACGCCCGCTGGTCGGTGCCTTTCCAGGCCACGCCCGCCCAGGTCGCCGACATGCGCGCCGACGGCCTGGTCATCGACGAAATCTGCAACACCGTGCCCGGCTGGCTGCCGGCGTGCCTGGTGCGGCCGCTGTGCCGCCTGCAGGACGCCTGGCAGTGGCTGCGGCTTTTCTAGGAGGCGATATGCTGACGCTGAACGCATCGGAAATCGTAGAAATCACCCACCGCAAGCGGACATCGGCCCAAGCCCGCGTGCTCAAGGCGCTTGGCATCCGCTTCCAGATTCGCCCGGACGGGTCGCTCCTTGTCTATCGACACGCCGTGGACAAAGGGCGACTAGATACAATCCCCGCCAGGGAGCCGCAACTGAGGCTGCGAAATGGGCCGTCGCCGCAAATCTGACAACCACCTTCCCCCGTGCGTCTATCTGAAGCACGGGGCGTACTACTACGTCAAGAATGGTGTCTGGACGCGGCTGGGGAGAGATCTGGACGGCGCCTTAGCTGAATATGCAAAGCGGTTCGAGCACCCAAGAGGGGGTATGGCAGACCTGATGCAACGCGTTCTGGATCGAGTTTCCCCGAAGCTGTCCCCCAATACCGTCTCGCAGTACCGGATTGCCATGAAGCGCGCCAGCGAGTTCCTCGTGGAATTCGCCCCCCGTCAGGTTATGCCCAAGCACATCGCGGCAATCAAGGCGGACATGGCGGACACCCCCAACATGGCTAACCGGGTGATTTCGTTCCTGCGGGTTGTCTTCGCTCATGCCGTGGAATGGCAGGAGGTCGATAGCAATCCGTGCCTTGGGGTCATGCGGCACGTGGAAGCCAAGCGGCAGCGGTATCTGACGGACGACGAGTTCCACGCTATCCGAGCCCATGCCCACCCCAGGCTTCAGGTAGTCATGGACCTCCTATACCTGACAGGCCAGCGCGTGGGCGATGTTCTAAAGCTGAAGCGGGCTGACCTTTTAGAGAAGGGGATTGCCTTCAAGCAGGAAAAGACCGGTGCTCAGCTTGTTGTCCGCTGGAAACCTGAACTGCGGGCAGCCGTCGAAGCGGCCAAAGCGCTGAGCGGCAACGTCGTCAGCCCTTATCTGTTCCGCACGCGTGCGCGTGGCGGTCAGCCGCCATCCTACGGAGTTACCAAGGATCAATGGAACGAAGCGGTGAAGGCGGCGGGGGTTTCTGACGCCCATATCCACGACATACGGGCGAAGGCGTTGACGGACGCAAAGCGGCAGGGGAAGGACCCTACGGCGCTCGCGGGCCACACGACTGCTACCATGACGGACCGCTACATTCGGCTGCGCGAAGTGCCCGAAGTCGAGGGCCCCGCCTTCACGCAAACCGGCAAGAAATCCGCATGA